GATTTCCGATTCCAGCGCGGTGATGTGGTCTGCGTAGGCTTGCCTGCCTTCGAGCACCATTACTTCCTTCTTGGCCTTATCCTCGCGCTCCACATCCTTTTCGAGCTGCAGGGCGGTGCCGTTCAGGTCTTTCACCCACGCATCCATCTTGCGCGCTGCTTCGCCTATTGTTTCGGTTTGCGCCAGCATCGCTTCCTTTGACAGGGCGATGGCCTTGGCCGTCTCGCGGAACTTCTTGGCCGCCTCCTTGGCGTTGGAGAACTCCTGATCCGTCACCAGCGCGATGGCGCGCACTTCGGCGAGTTTGGCGGTCAGCGCCACACCGAAGGCTTCCATGTTGTGTTCGGTGATCTCGCCTCTGGCGTGAACAAAGAGGGCGGGCAGCTCGATGCACACCTCGGCTTTGGGCATTTCGGCGTGCTCGACGTGCTGGTAGTTTTCGAGGTCGATTGCAAACTGTGTCCAGCCTTGAAGAATCTGGCTGCGCAGGTCAAAATCAGGCGCGTACCAGACATGCTTTTCTTCCAGCAACACATCTCCATCCCACTTTGTCGCCGAAAACAGGCAGCGTTCCGCGCCGGACAGCATCAGGCATTGCTCCATCTGAATGCGGTAGCAGATTGGCAGGTCGGCGGCCTCCTTGACAGCGCGCAGGGTATTGTTGAGAAGTTTGTGCTCCCAGGCGGTAGACTGGTCGAGCGTCAGCCCGTCGAACGATGCCGACAGCTTGCCTTCTGTGCCCACCACCGGGTACAGATCGTCACCAATAATGGCCTCGGCCAGCCCGCGCGCCAGCTCTTCGGCGCGATGCCCTTCGTCGAACCGGCGCTGCGTGGCGTCGTCAATCTCCGGCGCGATGCCGGTTGATTTCTGGCGCAGCAACTCCGTCCGGCTGATATATTGCGACAACCCCATCATTGCAGGAGCTTCACTTGCGCCAAAATGTACGGCGCGATGTTGATGCCACAACCCACTTCCCTGCTGTACGTTAATTTTTTCCATGATGTCTCTCCTTAGTCGTTCTCGTGTGCGAACGCATCGAGCGTCATCTTCTGCCCGTCAGTCAACTTCGCGCCCTTGCTTTCGATCATTGCCACCAGGTCTGTGACTGTCTGCTTTTTTTCGATGATGATCTTTCTCCACCCAGCTGCTTTCTTGTCGAAGTCGGCCTGTGCCATCATGGTGATTTCGCCGGTGTCGGGATCGACCGGATCCGCGTTGGACACGACAACCACCTCGCCCTCGATAGTTGAGCTTTCGATATGGACGGACTGGCCTTGTTCGTTGGCCGACTCGATGACTTGTGCGGTTTGCATCTCGATGCTCATCGGCAGGTATTTCCAGCCGCGGCGGATTACCGTTTTGCGGATCATTTCGTCGCGGTCGGTATCCCAAGGGGTTTGCTTGCCGTTCTTTTTGGCGGATTGGACTGCCGAGCTGCGCTCCTTGACGGACATGATCTCTTCGATGCTCATCCACTCGAAGTGGTGCCCGCCGTCCTTGAAGTGCGCGACCATGTAGGCCAGCACTGGTTCGCCACGGTTGCCGCGAATTTTGGGCTTGTGCGTGACCTTAGCTTCCAACCCTAGCGACAGGTCGAACTCGTCTTGCTCGTACACGATCTCGGCGTTGATGCTGGTGATCTCACCAGACCGGCGCGCCAGCGAAAGCAGGCCGCGATAGCCGGGCATCATTTTGATCTCGCCCTTAAATGGCACAAGGTAGGCTTGTCCGAGTGTCCCGCCAATTTCCAGCCCGAGGTGCGATGCCTGGACAATCGCATTCAGGAAGCTCTCCGGGCTTTGGATGGCGCACTTGGCGAGGAATTCGCTGTTGCGTAGCTCGTTGAGGGCGATGCGCGCCATTTTTTCCGGAGTGACGTTGCTGGCGATCACAGACTTGATTTGCTTCATTCGCGTTGCCACGAACGATTGCAGGTCGTTAATGTTTCTGGGTTGCGTAGCTACTTGGGTATTCACAGTGTGCTCCTGTTGTGTTTATATTTTGTGAAGGCCACGGCTACGCCGCGACCTGTGACCAGCGATCAGAGACTCTTGGTGCAGCGGAAGCCGATGTCGCCGTAGCGATC